GGCGTATCCATGATCGCGGCGCCCCGAACTTGAATCGGAGCACCATAGCATTTCTGCCGATCCACCACCTGACGACACGCCGGGAGTGCACAGCCCGTCACGCCCGGAACGGCGGGACGAGATGACCGGATGTTTCCGCATCTTGTGCCTCCGCCACACTCAATCTCGATCGTGGCAACACGGTCACGCTATTCGCAAGACGATCGGATATCCCGTCAGCATCCCACGCGGGCGAGGTTATTCCTACCTGCCCGATCCGGCCGCTGCGGCTCCGAACGGCTTGCAATTCACCCGCCGATGGAAAGCCCTGCGGCGCATGTGCCGGCGCCGGCTCCAGGAACCAGGCAGGAATTCAGACATCAGCCGTCAGCGCGTCCTCACGCTTCTGACTGCGATGATTGATTCGGTCCCCTGAAGCCGGCCAACCCCGATCCTGCGCCCGCAGACAACCAGAACGGAGGCACCCCCAATGATGACCAAGAAGGACTGGATCAATGGCCGATTCGGCATTTCAAATCCAGTACCGTCAGGAATTCATCGCCCAGTTCGAGCAGGGCCAGTCATGGCTGCGCAACGTCTGCACGACTGAAGCGGTGATCAAAGGCAACCAGGCGATGTTCCTGGTGGCCGGTTCCGGCGGTGCAACCGCCGTCACGCGCGGCCTTAACGGCAATATTCCGCCGCGCGTCGACAGCCTCACCCAAGTACCTGCCACTCTTGTCGAGTGGCACGACAAGCCCCAGCGCACCGAATTCAACATCTTCGCCAGCCAGGGCGACGGCCGTCGCATCATGCAGAGCTCGACGGTCAAGGTGTTGAACCGGAAGATCGACCAGGACATTTTGGGTGTGCTGTCCGGCGCCTCGAGCAATCTGGGCTCGGCTCAGGCGATGACCCTCGCCCTGGCCACGCGCGCGCTGGCGCACCTCGATCTGCAGGATGTCGACACCACCGAGGAAGACAACATGTTCTTCGTCGGTTCGCCTGCTATGCGGGCCTACCTGATGCAGATCCCTGAATTCCAGAAGGCCGAATACGTCGAGATCAGGCCTCTGATCGGCCCGGCTCGCCGCTTCCGCCGCTGGGCCGGCTTTAATTGGATATTCCACCCGCACCTTCCGAACGTGGGCACCGCCAATGAGCAGTGCTTCGCGTTCCATCGCTCCGCCATCGGCCACGCGGTGAACACGGGCGAGATGGATGTCCGCGCCGGCTACAACGAAGAGAATGCCTACTACTGGGCGCGCTCCTCGATCTTCATGGGCTCGGCGTTGCTCCAGAACTCCGGCGTCGTCGTGATCAACCACGATGGCTCGAAATACACCTAGCAGGGATCAGATGTCAGTTGTCAGTGGTCAGATTCTGATCACTGATGACTGATCACTGATGCCTGAAATCCGAAGGATTTCAGAATGGCATACACCACCAGCACTCTTACCTACATTGCGGGCGGTCCGATCGAGGGGGCGTGGAAGCTGTGGGAATACACCACGACCGACACGCTGGCCCAGGTGACGGCCGCGGGTTACATCACGGATGCGAACTTCAAAGGCATGAGCCTTGGGGATTTCGTTATCGTAGTAAACCAGACGAACCCGCAGGGCTATATCCTGCAGGTCCAGAACCTGACGATCGGCAGCGTGAATGTGTCCGGCACCGCGACCCTCGCTGCCCCGGCTGGCGTCGGCGGCTCGCAGCTAGCGTTCCCGCGCAATATCATCGACGGCGGTGATTTCACCACCAATCCGTGGCAGCGCGGCACCAGCTTCACGGGAATCGCGAACACGCTCACCTACACGGCGGATCGTTTCTTCGCCGTCGGCGGTGCGGCGTCTTCAATCTCGGTGTCCCAGGTCACCGGCGTCACCGCCGTACCTGGCTTCAGTCAGGCCCTTCAGTTCGGCCGCGCCGCCGCGAATGCCAACACGGCAGTGATCAATCTCGGCCAGGTGGTGGAAACGCTCGATTCTATCCGCGCCCAGGGCCAGACGATCACGCTGTCGTTCTGGGCACAGGCTGGCGCCAACTGGTCGCCCACCAACGGCGCCCTCAACGTGCTGCTTGCCGGCGGCACGGGAACGAACCAGAGCGCGGCGAGCCTCGTGGCGGGCACATGGACGGGCTACAGCTCGCTCACCTTGACGCCGCAGCAAAACATTTCGCCGAACTCCTCACCCGGCTCGGCGGTGCTGACCGCGGGCGCGAATATCGCCCAGCAGATCACGACCAGCTGGCAGCGTTATTTGTTCACCGCTACGGTGCCGGCGGGCTGCATGCAGCTTGGCGTCCTGTTCAACGCCACGCCGGTTGGCACCGCCGCCGCCGCGGACTTCGTGCAGATCATGGGCGTCCAGCTCGAGATCGGTGCGCAGGCCACGCCGTTCGAGCATCGCGACATTGAATTGGAGCTGGCAATCGCCCAGCGCTACTTCTTCAACATCCCGGAGCCGGCGTCCAGTGTCATCGTCGGCGCCGGCATGGTGGCGGGCGCCACCTCGGAAATCATCTTTATTCCGCTTCCGGTGCAAATGCGCGCCGCGCCGACCGTCACGGTGTCGGCCGGCTCGTTCAAATTCAATCTTGCAGGCACCGCGACTGCGGTTGGGACCTTCGCGGCCGGCACCACCCATACACCGAACTATATCAGCGTAACGGGTACCGCGGCGGGTACCGCCGGCCAGGGCACATTGCTCCAGGGTGGCGGCGGCGCCGGATTTATCCAGGCAAGCGCTGATTTCTAGTCATGCGCGTCATCAAAATTGAAGGAAGTGCATTGCGTAGGGGCGGGCCTTGTGCCCGCCCGCACTGCCGGGGGCTGCGGCCCACAGGGCGGCCACAAGGGCCGCCCCTACGAAGGCGAATGTCTTTGCAGACCCTTCAATCTAGTTGACGCACTTCACTAGACAGAAACCAGACGACGGGGGACGGAGGTCAGAAACTCCGTCCCCCTAACATCCGGCATCTAACGGCTTGCGCAACCCGGCAGGACATCTCATGACCACGCAGCTCTTCATCTACAACGAGGCCCTCGGCCATCTCGGCGAGCGCCAGCTCGCAAGTTTGTCCGAACCACGCGAGCCGCGCCGCGTACTCGATTCCTATTGGTCGGACGTGGTCGGCTTCTGCCTGTCGCAAGGCCTGTGGAAATTCGCGAAGCGCACCATCCTTATCGACAATAGCTCCTCGCTCACGCCACAGTTCGGATACAATTATTGCTTCTCGATCCCAATCGATTGGGTCAGAACCATCCTGGTCTCGGCCTCGCCCAACATGGATCCGCCGCTGTTGCAATTCAGCGACGAGGCGGGGTTCTGGTACGCGAACATCACGCCGATCTACGTATCCTACGTTTCCAACGATCCCACCTACGGGATGAACATCGGCGCATGGCCAGAGCACTTCGTCGATTACGTCTCGCTGCGTCTCGCCAGGCAGGCTTGTCTGCGCATCACCAATGACAAGGAATTGAAGGCCGGCCTGCTGAGGGAAGAAGATCGCGCCCGCCGGGTCGCCAAGGCCGAAGAAGCGATGGACGAGCCGCCCGGCCTGCCCCCGGTGCCGTTCTGGGCGCGCGCTCGGCGTGGAGCATTCGGACCCGGAGGGTTGTGGCTCGGCGGCGGAACGGGCGGATCGGTGGTGACTGGGCCACAGGGAAATGATTGATGCGCGCAAACGCCCCCCTCTACTCCCTTAATGCCGGCGAGGTCTCAAAGATCGCAATGGCGCGTGTCGACGTGGCGAAGCTGCGCATGGCGGCTGCGTGTCAGGTCAACTGGCTGCCCTACGTGGTCGGGCCGATGGCGATGCGGCCCGGGCTGTACTATGTGGGCGAGGTGCTGGGCGATGTGCCTGCCAAACTCGTGCGTTTTATATTCTCGAAGCTCGATACCGCCTTGATCGAGCTTACCGCAAACAAAATGCGCGTATGGGTCAACGAGGCGCTGGTGAGCCGCGCCGCAGTCGCAACGTCCATCGGCGATCCGTTCTTTCTGGGGCTCGGCAACTGGCTGACCACCAACACCACTTCCGGGGCGGCTGCGACGGTTGGCGGCGGCGTGTGCACGCTGTCATGTCCACCGGTCGGCGGGCTTGCTCAAATTCAACAGACCGTGGCGGTGTCACCGTCCGCATTCGGCATTGAGCACGCGATTCGTGTTGTCGTCACCCAGGGGCCGGTGATCTTCCGGGCCGGCTCGACACTTGGCGGCGCCGATCTGATCCCCCAGACCACCCTCGATACCGGGACGCATTCCCTCGCCTTTACGCCGGGGAGTTCCAACTTGTGCATTCAAATCGAAACCACCGACGCGTGGTCGAAGACGCTGACCTCTTGCGCCATCGAGGTCGCCGGGCCGCTGGTGCTCCCAACGCCTTGGGCCGCTGCAGACTTGCGGAATATTCGATACGATCAGTCCGGCGATATCATATTCATCGGCTGCTACGGCCAACAACAATACAAGATTGAGCGGCGCGCTGCCCATAGCTGGTCGACCGTGTTGTTCTATTCCAATAACGGACCTTTCCAGGCCTCCCCCGGCATTCAGGCAAATCTTACTCCCGGCGCCTACTCCGGCAACACCACATTGACATCGGACCGACCATGGTTTCAGCCCGGGCACGTGGGCTGCCTGTTCCGGGTATTTTCCAATGGCCAATTCAATCAAACCATCCTGGGAGCGCAAAACGCTTTCACGCCGGCGGTCCGGGTGACGGGCGTCGGTTCCACGCGAAATTACAGCTGGGCCACGTCGGGAACTTGGACCGGCAAGCTGACATTCCAGCGCAGCTATGATTCCGCCGCCTCCGGTTTTATCGACGTGTCGACCGCGATCGCGAACGGCACGCCGACGTTTTCGTCCTCGACGGGCGGCACCACCGGCTCGCCCGACCTTGACAACGTGATCGCCTGGGAGCGAGTGGGCTTCAAGGGCGGCGACTACACCGGTGGCAACGTCACCGTGTCTTCGACCTATGCAGGCGGTGGCGGCTACGGCATATTCCGCGTCACGGGCTACAATTCGCCCACCTCGGTCAATATCCAGGTGCTCTCCGCTTTCTCCACGCTCCAGGCAACTACGGATTGGGTCGAGGGCGATTGGTCGGCGTTCAAGGGGTTC